TATGGGAAAAGATTAAAAAATGGCGGCTGAACTCCACGGAATCAAAACAATTGCAAGGCTTTTGGACCTATCTGAACGCCGCGTCCAACAGTTGACACAGGAAGGAATCATACCGAAAGCGGAGCGGGGCCGCTACGTTTTGACTGATGCGGTACATGGTTACATCCGATTTTTGCGCCATAAAACGTTGAAAGCGGACTCCCAGGACACGCAGACAAACGTCATTTCCCTTGATGAAGCACGCCGCCGGAAGCTATCGGCTGAGGCCGAATTGGCAGAATTACAGTTGGAGTCTGAGCGTAAAAACCTGGTGGCGGCGGAACAAGTGGAGAAAGTGTGGGCCGAAATTGTCGGTTCCGTTCGCTCCAAAATGCTTGCAGTGCCAAGCAATATTTCACCCCTTGTGATCGGTGAAAATAAAATACCAGTGGTTAAGGAGATTATAGAAAACGCTATTTTGGAAGGCTTGAATGAACTCTCAAACGAACGTCTCAAGTTCAAAAATGACCCTGCAAAAGATCGCGGAACGGACCTTGAAACGGATGGCACCGCCACCCAAGTTGACAATAAGCCAGTGGGCCGACAAAGAAAGAAAGCTAAGTCCGGAAGCTAGTGCGGAGCCTGGGCAGTGGTTCACAAAAAGGGCGGAATACCAACGTGGAATCATGGACGCCATCACCGATCCGGCTGTGGAACAAGTGGTGGTCATGTCATCATCCCAGGTTGGCAAAACAGAAATTTTACTAAACGCCATCGCTTATCACATTGCGAATCCGGCCAGTATGCTTTGCTTGCAACCGACTCTCGAAATGGCGCAAGCGTTTTCAAAAGACAGGTTGGCTCCCATGCTGCGGGATACACCGGTTTTGGCGGGATTGATTGCACCGGCAAGGGCCAGGGATTCGGGGAATACGACCCTTCACAAATCCTTTGTTGGTGGACAAATTACAGTTTCCGGAAGTAATTCACCGGCTTCACTGAGTAGCAGGCCGGTACGTTTAGTCTTTGCCGACGAGGTGGACCGTTACCCGCAATCAGCAGGCGCGGAAGGTGATCCGGTAGCACTAGCAGCGCGGCGGACTCAAACATTCAGCAACGCAAAAATTGTTTTAACCTCTACACCCACGATCAAGGATGCCTCAAGAATTGAAGCGGCGTTTGAGGCTTCCGACCAAAGAAAATATTTTGTCCAGTGCCATGACTGTAAAGATTGGCAAGTTTTAACCTGGGCCAACGTTCACTGGCCTGAGAAGCAACCGGAAAGGGCGGCGTATGTTTGCCCTGGTTGTGGGTCGGTGTGGGCAGACGCGCATCGGCTTCGGGCGTTGCGCGCGGGAGAATGGCGGGCCGCACGCTCATTCAATGGGATAGCTGGGTTTTTTCTTAGCGGTTTATATTCTCCCTGGGTGCCGATTACCACCGCAGCAAGGGACTTTGTTGAAGCCAAAAAACTCCCAGAAACCTTGCGGGTTTTTGTTAATACCTTTTTGGGGGAAACGTGGACTGACGCCGGACTCCAGGTGGATGAACTCGGCTTGTTCGACCGGCGGGAAAAATACGAAACAACGGTGCCGGAAAAAGTTGTTGTTGTTGTTGCTGGTATTGATATCCAAGACGATCGAGCGGAGATTGAAACCCTTGGAATTGCACGTGATGAAGAGTCATTTTCACTGAGTTATGACGTGATTTATGGTGATCCCACCGGCGTTCAATTGTGGAATGATTTGGATCAAATTGTAAAACGCAAATGGCCCCATCCTTTGGGCATTGATTTGCCGGTGAGAATGGCGGCTATCGACACCGGCCACCACACACAATTAGTTTATAAATTTGTGAAACCGCGCGAGGGGCGGGGGGTGATGGCCATCAAGGGAATTGGCGGCGAGGGGAAAGCCCTTTTGGGCCGTCCCGCTAAAAACAATATTGCCAAAGTAAGATTATTTCCGGTGGGTTCGAACACCGCCAAGGAATTAATATTTGCACGCTTGCGGATTACTGAACAAGGCCCAGGCTTTTGTCATTTTCCGGAAGGTTATGAACAAGAATATTTCCGCCAATTGACGGCGGAAAAAATGGTGACCCGTTATCATCGCGGGTTTCCACGGCGGGAGTTTGTCAAGACTCGCCCACGTAACGAGGCACTGGATTGCCGCGTGTACGCGTTGGCCGCTTATGCGGCACTAAATGCCAATATCAACCGCGTTGCTGATCGCTTTCAGTTGCGCGCGGATGCTCTTGCTGATGATAAAAAAACCACCGGAACAGATACGCCGGTGGCACCCCAACGCAAGTTCAGACAACCGCGTAGACAATCTGGAGGATATGTGAACGCATGGAAGAAATGAAACATGGCCAATTTATTTGACACAACAAACGCAGCCACAACGGAACCGGCAAAGATTATTGCTGGTGACCGGTTGATTTGGAAGCGTTCAGACTTACATGCTGATTATGCCAATACCGCCTACACGCTGAAATATTCGGCAAGGTTGGAAGGCACAGGTTCAACAGAAATACAAATTACGGCTAGTGCAAGCGGTAGTGATTACCTTGTGCAAGTAAACAGCCTTACGACTGCCAGCTATACGGTTGGGACGTATCGTTGGCAAGCGTACATCAACCGCAACAGTGATTCACAACGGCTTACAATTGATGAAGGCACTTGGGAAGTCATAGCCAATCGGGACGCTGCAACAACTGATCCCCGCACCCATGCCGCCATTATGGTGGACAAGATAGAAAGTTTAATGGAAGGCAGGGCTGACGCGGATGTTTCCAGTTATTCAATACAGGGGCGGTCTCTAACAAAGTTAGGCATTGAGGAATTGAGAACCTGGCGTGACGCCTACAAGGCAGAGGTATTGAGGGAACGGCGGCGCGAACGCGCGTTGAACGGTGAAGGCACCGGCGCAGTGGTCAAGGTGATGTTGCCATGAGTATGTTTGATTTTTTTAAGCGGTCTAAAAACAAACCCAAACAATACAGAATTAAACGCCAATTTGATGGGGCAAAAGGGGGCCGGTTATTCTCCCAATGGACAACAACCAACAAGTCCGCCGCTTCAGAATTGCGCGACCAACTGCGGGTGTTGCGTGCGAGGTCACGGGAATTGTGTCAAAACAATGACTACGCAAAACGCTTTTTACGATTGCAAACTACAAACATTGTTGGTCCAAGCGGTATTCATTTTGAACCGAAAGTCACAGAGGACAACGGAACACCGGACATTCGGGCAAATGAGATTCTCCGAAAATCATTTATGGAATGGGGAAAAAAAGGAAATTGTACCGTGGACGGGCAACTGTCCTGGGTAGATGCACAACGATTATTTGTTGAAACGGTGTGCAGAGATGGTGAAGTTCTGGTGCGGTTAGTCCGCAAATACGACAACCCCCACAAATTTGCTTTGCATTTTATCGAGTGCGACCACTTGAACGAACAGCACAATGAAGAAACCCGCAATGGTTTTGAAATCAAGATGGGGATCGAGTGCAATCATTATGGTAAGCCGGTCGCCTATCACATTGCGAAAAGAAACCCTGCGGACACTTTTGTGAGTCGTTCGGAAAGCAACGAACGTGTTCCGGCGGAAAACATGATTCACGGTTATGTCGCGGAACGTGCAAACCAATTGCGCGGTATCCCCTGGGCGACCACAGCCATGACCCGACTCCATATGCTGGGAGCTTATGAAGAATCCGAATTGGTCGCTTGCCGAGTCGCTTCGGCAAAGATGGGTTTTATTACTTCACCGGACGGTGAGGGATACACCGGTGAGGATGTGGAAGATTATAACCCCATCATGTCGGCCGAGCCTGGAACGTTTGAACAGTTACCGGCGGGAATGGCGGTGCAAACCTTTGATCCGGACCACCCGACAACCGCATTTCGTGATTTTGAAAAGGCGATGTTGCGGGGCATTTCATCCGGCTTGAATGTTTCTTATGCGAGTTTGTCAAACGATTTGGAGTCGGTGAATTATTCAAGTATTCGCCAGGGTTCTCTGGATGAACGGGACCAATACAGAGTTATGCAACGTTGGTTGACAGACCATTTTTTGCAACCGGTATTTGATGCCTGGTTGGAAGAACAATTGACCCACGAACTATTAAGCAGTTTGCCCATGCGAAAAATAGAAAAATTCAATCAGGCGGAATGGCGACCACGGGGTTGGCAGTGGATTGATCCAACCAAAGAAGTGGCGGCGAATATTGAAGCTGTGAAAAACGGCTTTAAATCCCTGGCTGATGTGGCAGGGGAAACGGGCCGCGATTCAGAGGATGTTTTAAACAAGCTGTCCAATGAGAAATTACAAGCCGACGCCTTGGGGCTGGAATTGCAACTTGGCAAAGCAAGGGACTCTGTAGTCCCAACGGAGGAACCAGAAAATGATTAAAAAAACTTCAGAAATTAAAACCGGCATTAACTACCGTTCAGCGGAAATTGTTCAACGTGATTTAGAAAACCGGACAATTGATTTGTCGTTTTCTTCTGAGGAGCCAGTGGAACGGACGTTTGGAATGGAAATACTGGACCATTCTGAAGGTTCCGTGAATTTGAATTTCATAAGTAGTGGCCGCGCGCCATTGCTTGTGGATCACGACACCACGGATGTGGTGGGCGTGGTTGAGGCTGCAAGAATAGATGATGTTTCACGCGTGGCGCGTGCAAGCGTCCGGTTTGGTAAATCGGAACGGGCAGCAGAAATTTTTGCAGATGTTACGGATGGACCGCCTTTTATTCGAAGTAATATTTCGGTGGGTTATTCTATCAATGAAATGCAAAGGCAAGAAAGAAACCAGGAAGATCGGGAGGTTTTCCGTGTTGTGGATTGGACGCCTTTGGAAATATCCCTTGTCAGTATCCCCGCCGACCAATCAGACAAAGTGGGCGTTGGCAGAAATACTGATGAATTTTCAACTCTTATTTCCGAAAAGGAAAAACAAACTATGACTGAAGAAGTAAAAGCGGTTGAACCCGCAACGGTCGCAGCACGCGTGGCGACGCCACCGGCGGTTGACCTTGATAAAATAAAAGGTGACGCAGCAAAAGCAGAACAAACCCGCGTGGCTGAAATACTCGCTTTGGGAACCGCAAAAAATATGCGTGACAAAGCCATCGATGCCATTGGAAAAGGACTCACCGTTGAGCAATTCCGTGGTGAAGTTATTGATGCGCTTCCAAACGCTGCACCTTTGCAAGTCGGAGAACCCGACCTGACACCCCGTGAACAGCAGTCCTATTCATTGATGCGTGCCATTCGAGCGGCTGCACAAAATGATTGGCGAACGGCTGAATTTGAGCGTGAAGTTTCTGACGAAATTGGCAGAATTGGCGGGAAACCCGCCAAGGGCTTTTTTGTTCCGAGTCACGCCTGGGGCCAACGTGATTTGATTGCCGGTGCTGATGCTGACGGCGGACATTTAAAAGCGGTGGACCACATGGGTGGAGAATTTATTGAAGCTTTACGGTCACGCCTTGTTATTTCTTCGATGGGTGCCAGAATTATGAGCGGCCTTAAAGGGGATGTGTCCATACCGACACAGGCAACGGCGGCCTCTGCTGCTTTTGTTGCAGAAAACAACGCTGTCAGTGAGCAAAACCAAACCTTCGGTGAATTGTCTATGGTTCCTCGCACGCTTGGGGTGATGACAGATATTTCTCGAAAACTAATGCTTCAGAGTGATCCTTCAGCGGAGGCCATCGTAAGAAATGACCTTCTCAACGCTGTTGCCGCAAAAATTGAAGACGTGGCAATCGAGGGATCAGGTTCCAACGAACCCACCGGAATCACGAAAAAATCTGGCATAGGTTCCGTGGCTCTCGCTACGAACGGGTCGGCTCCCACTTGGGCGATGATTACCGGTCTGGTCAAGGAAGTTGAACAAGATAATGCCGCTATTTCCGAAAACATGGGCTACATCACAAACTCAAAAGTGAAATCCAAATTGGCAAGCGTTGCCAAGGTTTCTAGTTCAGACTCGGTCATGCTGCTCAACGCACCGTGGAACGAAATCTACGGTTATCCTCTCGGGATTACCAACCACGTGCCGTCAGACCTCACGAAGGGCAGTACCTCCGGTAGTTGTTCAGCGATGATCTTCGGAGATTTTTCGAGCTTGATCCTAGCTTTTTGGTCTTCTCCTGACGTTTTGATTGATCCATATACCAATTCCAGCAAGGGCGGAACGCGCGTTGTTGTGTTCCAAGATTGTGACGTTGGAATCCGCTATGCTCAATCTTTTGCAGCCTGTCTTGATGTTACAACTACATAACAAAGATAATCAGCACACATGGTGTTGATGACAACAAACGGCGGGGCGTCCCTGGTGGCGTCCCGCTCCAACCCTCCGGAGTCTTTAATGAAAATAGAAATTAAACAAAACACCGTTTGTGGCGGTGTCAGTGTTTTTGTTGGCGACATTATAGAAGCATCGAGCGGTGACGCGCGTTTATTAATCTCTATTGGAAAAGCCATCCCCGCTCCTGAAAAAGCGGCAAAACCGCAAAACAGGGAAGATGACGCCAAACCGAAAAGGTCAACGCGGAAGAAATGAAAAAAGGAATTATTGCCAACGATAATGCGACCGTTGAGCAAACCATAATTGTGAAGGAACCCCCAGGCGTGAGTCTTGGGCCAGTTTCTGTGAACCATGACAATCTCGGAATTGCCGTTGTTGTTGCAATCGTGTTGGTTGCTTTGGCTTTTTGTTTGAAAGTCATGGTGTCAAAAATGATGCGAGATAAATAATGGCAGTTGAAGTTGCAGCCGATCGGGCCATATTTTTTTCAACCACTGATTTTGCCAGTGCTGCGACCTACACGCCCACCGGTGGTTCTGCGGCTACCGTCAACGGAATTTTTGACAATGGATATTCTGAAGTGGACATGGGCGGCCAGGTGGCCGTGGCGTCCACTGATCCCCAATTCACTTGCGCCACTTCCGATGTGTCCGGCGCAGCGGAGGGCGATGCTTTAACGGTGAGTAGTGTTGACTATACAGTGCGACGGGTAGAACCGGACGGGACGGGAGTCACGGTTTTATTTTTGGAAACTGATTAATGCCACACACCCGCCAAAATATCCGTGACAATGTTGTGACGGTTTGCACCAGTTTGACCACAACAGCGGCCAGGGTTTACCGATCGAGAGTCTACCCGTTGGCACATGCCAAGTTGCCTGGGTTGTGTATCTATTCACAGAATGAAGATTCTTTGCCAGGGACAATGACCGCTACGCGGTTTCTCGAACGGACGGTTGAAATTGTCATTGAAGCCTTTGTGCGGGGTACGGCCAATTATGACAACACCCTGGACACAATCGCTTCTGAAATAGAAGTGGCCATGTCGGCCTCAACCACGCGCGGGGGTTATGCCAAAGACTCTTATTTAACCCGCACAGAATTTGAATTTTCCGACGAGGGCGACCAACCCATTGCAATGGCGAGGTTGGTTTATACGGTCGAATATAGGACAGCAGAAAATAACGCAACCACAGCCGTTTAAATTTTAAAGGAGGAATGAATGGCAAAACCAGTGAAACTCGTGACGCCTAACGGCGGGGCGGAAATAGAGGTGGAGGAATTCACCAAGTATTACAAAGAACTTGGATTCAAAATTGTCAGTGAATCCAAAACACCAGCAAAGAAGGAGTCAAAATAAATGGCAAATCATTTAGGTTCAGAAGGCGTGGTCAAAGTTGGAACAAATACCGTGGCCGAAGTCAGAGGGTATTCACTATCGGAAGAAACGGAAACGGTTGAAGACACCGCAATGGGCGATTCCACCAAAACTTTCCAACTCAGTTTGAAAAGTTGGTCGGGAACCGTCGATGCTTTCTGGGATGAAACGGACACCAACGGCCAAGTTGCAATGGCCAATGGAAATTCCGTAACGTTGAATCTGTATCCAGAGGGGGCCGCTTCCTCTGATACTTATTACACCGGCACGGCTTTGGTAACATCCACAGAAAAGTCAGCCACCCACGATGGAATCGTGGAAATGACTTTTTCATTCCAGGGAACCGGAGCGTTATCCACAGCAACCGTTTAACTAGGAGTATTGCGGCATGACTAGTGACATTATCGAACGCGTAAAGCGGCACAGGGATGCCCTTGGCCGGAAGGTAATTGAGGTTCCGGAGTGGAAGGACGACGAAGGCGAACCCACCGTCATCTATTGTAAACCCATTACCATTTTTGAAATGCAACGATGGTACAAGGGCATTTCCAGTGACGATATTTCGGTGCTGATAGATTTGATCGTTACCAAGGCGGAAGATGAAGACGAGAAAAAAATCTTCAAGTTGGACGACAAATCAAAACTTTTGCGTACAGGTGAATTT